AACTTTGTATTTTCCCGCCATTAACACCGTTGTTTATTTGTTGTATTGGAACTTTACCAGGGTTACCGTCTCCTTCGCTAGTAAAGCTTCTACCTATAACACTACCAGTTTGAAAAAACATGTTTAAAGCTTCTTGCGGATTATAGTTTGTACCATTGCCAAGATCAACTTCTGCTAAACCATCAACATCTAAGTATACACCGTCTGGTACCATACGAGACATTACTTGTTGTAATTTTAAATGAGTTAGTTGTATCATATCAGCAAAGCCAGTTATTCTACTAACAACAGACTCAACTCTACCTTGATACATTCTAGGAGCAACTATTTGGTAGTTCATTTTAACACTATTAAAATCAGAATCTGATCTCATCATATTATCAGCCATTTTCCATTTCAATAGTTTATCAGCGCCTATTAAATAAACGCCTTCATATAAAACTTCTACACTTCTTTCTAGTTTACTAAAATCACCGCCCATGCTTTCTACAGGTGGGTTAAATGTATCATCTTTTTCAATTATTTTTTCAGCGCCACTACCTAATTTTTTTAACTTATAAACATCATTCATATGTGTTTTATAATTAAAGTATAAAACTTCTATTTGATTTTTATCTAACTCTCTTCTATAATGTGAGTGTCTATAAGCTGTATAGCCTGAGTTATCTACTATATCTTTTATTTCATCTTCAGATAAATCAGGAAACTCTTTTACTAACTCGTTTATAGGTACTACTTTAACTTCACCAATATAATATATATCATCAAAGTATGGAGACTCTGTATGTGAGTAGACAACATTAGCTGGATCAACATATTTTATTTTAGCACCTTCAGTAAAGTCAAACGTTGTTTTTGTTACACCTATTCCTAGTACAGTTAAATCATAAAGTACTCTACGTCTAATTAAATCGTAATCACTATTGTCCATTAATACGTTAATAGCTTGCTCTTCGGCTAGCTCAACAGCTTGTTTATAATTAAGCTGCATGTGTAATGCTAGTTCATCTTCTGATTCAGGTATTGATTCTGGAGGATTTTCTGATATATCTATACCAAACTGTTCTTGAACTAAATTAGTGTATTCTTTAGATCTCATGTCTTTAAGTATAGACTCCATATATTCAGTTCTTTTACTTACACCAAACTGATCTTGAGAATAAGCGTTTATTTCGTAATTTCTTTGTGACATACCGTTAACAACTATGTCAACAAATTTAGCTATGATGGGTACTGGCTTCCAGTCTAAATTAAGATAAGATAAATCACCATTTATTGATAATTCATTTTTATATTTTTGAATACTCTGTTCTCCTCTAGCATATAATCTTAGCTCATGAAAGCTATTTACGTTGCTATAAAACTTAGACGTAGCACCATTAAACCACTCTTGCCTAATAGCTTTGGCTACTTCTAATCCATACTTTTCAGATAATTTTTCTAAATCACTTACTGCTTGTGATGGAAAGTTTACATAAGATGTTACCATACTTTATTTTGTTATTATTTTAGATTGAAATCCTTTATTATTATACCTATGTATACTAATATTAATTGGCTGTTTTTTTACTTTTGGGTTTGGTCGGTATAAATGTCTGTTACACGCCATTACTGCTAAGCCCGAGCTTATTGAAGCATCGTGTTTAGTTCTTCTGTTTATATCAAATTTAGACCAGTCGTTTAATGTTTCATTAAAATACATATCGCCATAAGTACCATCTTTTAATAAACCAACGTGATCATTAATATACATCTCAATAGCAGCGGCGTGAGCTTGCTTTATATCTTCGCTTGAGTTTGGCATACCGCCTACTTCTTTTTCAGTTACAGATAATTTGTTCCAAATTTTATCAGGTCTGTTCATACTAAACGCTCTATACCCTCTTCTTCTTAAATAATACAACAGTCTTGGTTTGTTATTTTCCGCAAGTATTGGCATGCCATAAAACACTAGCGCCATTAAAACGTCTTCAAAAAATATTTCAGCCGTTTGTGGCCTTGCTATATATTCAAGAAAAAAAGTATTAGCTGGAGCATCTTCCATTGAAAACTTAGTTAGTCCATGCAAAGCACCTTTTGACCCTGTTCCGTCTACCGTTCCTGATATATCGTATGAGTCACAACCAAATGCTCCCATATGTTCATTGCCTGGGTATTTTACGCCATTTTTTAATATAACGTTATTTTGTAATTTTGAACTAGGAATCCAGCTAATTTTAAATCTACCGTTAGGGTCAGCATTAAAAAAAACTTGTGTATCTTTTACTCCAGCGGCCCATTGAAAATTACCAGTCGTTAATACTGAAGAGTTTTTATTACCTTCGTTGTAATCTATTTGCTCATATATTTTTATAAGATTAAATAAACTATTTTTTGTTTCATCTCTAAACGCATGTTCTTCAGTTCTTGGAAACTGTCTATAAAATTCGTTTAAAGCATCTTGGTCATCTTTTAATCCTTCAGCTTCATTTTCCCAATGATCTATAACACCTTGGTCTATTTCTATACCTTGTGGGTCAATTGCTGGATTCGCAGGCGTGTTAAAAACAGGTTGACCATATTCATCAATAAACCCTTCGTAGTTCCATTCCATAGGAATAAACAAAGAATATAAACCAGATTTAGTTTGTCCATTACGATTTCGTTTTGTTACATCAGAGTTGTTATATAGTTCTTTAAAATTATCACCACCTTTATCAAGTGAATTACTAGTACTACCCATCATGCACTTACCTACAACTCTACTACCTAACCTTAAACAAGTTTTTGTAACTCTCCAATTATTTCTTATATTATCAGGCCTTTCCCACTTACCACTTTCATCGTGAACTAGTAAATTTAACTTTTCACCGTCATAACTATTATCACCTGTATTTTTCCAGTCTATAGTTGTGTCAAGTCCTTCAACATCATCCATTTCCTCACGCTCACGTATCTTCTTACGAGTAAACTTTTTAGCTGGCACTCTATATGCGAGTTCAGACTTTGGCCGGTCCATACCATCTTGTATTGGTTTAAAGAAAAATGGATAGTTGAGACTTATTGGTACAACTTTATCTGTAAACATTTTTTTTGCATCAGCTCCAGTTTTTGATAGTATACCAAATCTACTATCACTAGCAAGTGTCGCTAAGTTAACTGTTTCAGCTGAACTCATAAATGAAAAACCAGAACGTCTATTTTTTAAATAACACATTCCGTAGCTTCTATTATCTGCCTTGCAAGCTTCCCAAAATATAAAAAATAATCTATTTGCTTCTCTATAATCTGGAGCACCTACATCTATCTTACTCCACTGTAAATACATATAGTGTGTTCCTGTAATATAAGTTGGTTTACCGTTATTCATAAACCAAAACCCCTCTTCTCTTCTTTTAAACTCTTCGTCTATATATTCGTAATGATCTTGTTTAAAATCATCTGGATAATCTTGCCAGTCAAATACAGTTTTAATTTTTTTAAAAGCTGTGTTAGCTGGAAACTGTTTCCATTTTTGCTCTGTTTTTTCTTTACTACAGCTATATATTTCTTTAGGTTGTTTAGGCAATGCTATTTGTAAACCTTGTATTTCTATAACATCACCAATCATGCCTGTTTTAGATATAGATATTATATCACATTCTTTATTGTAACCGTACTTCCACTTTCTACCTTTATTTAATCTTTTAATAGTGGTTTGCCTTATTGGCTCTACTATTTTATATAAGCTTTGTTCGTACTTCATTTTGACCTACCTTCTGCAAAACCTTTAAACTTAACTTCTTTTTTTTCTTCAACTTTACCTTCAAGCATGTTTTCTTCTTCGTTTATACGGTTAAGTATTTCAAAAGCATCAAATATAGCTAGCTTCTTTGTAGCGGCTGCATTTTTTAATCTATCAGCTGATATATCATCATCACTATCTACTATAGGTTCTTTAGCAACTTTAATTAATTCTTCAACTGCCTTTTGCCCAGCTTGGATTATATTCTTCTTCGTTTCCTTGGTATTCATATTTAATTGTAATAAATTTATTCATTATTCTATATAATCTTTCTCCGTTTATAATAAATTCATATTCCATGTTTGGTCTAAATCCAACTAGCTCATTACTACTAAATGTTCCATCAGAGTATTTAACAACACCTATCAAAGGGTTTTCATCTTCTTGACTAAACTTATTTGTAGATTTTAACGGCTTTATAAAGCTATAATCTGGCATCGCTTTGTTGTTATATAAATATATTTGATCTTCTGATATTATATATTTGTCTTCTTTCCAATACGATCTACTATTTCTTTCCCTACCTTTCATATCATACCACCTTCTAAATACGTTATGATGCACTATTACTTCATCACCTACTTTAATAGGTGATTGAAATAATAATGGAGTAGCGATAACTTTTGCTAATCTGTTTATATATTGGTGATTAGATAATTCTGTATTAACTATTAGCTCTTTGTCATTGACTCGTACACTGTTATTGTAGCGATCACCAATAGGGCTGATAATATAATCTTTGTAAGCATTCATTTAATATTCTAAGTTGTACTCGACTGATATAGCCATATTCTTATTAAAATCTTTCCATGGTATTACCACTTGTTCTTTTCTAATATAAATAGAATATTTATCTTCTTCTTCTACTATGTCACAAATTTTATGACCACCATAAACTTCTTGATCAACAGCATAATGCATGGCATCATTTTTATAGTCTTTACCTATGGTAATTTTTCTAATAATATTATTTTTCATTTTCTTTTTTATTAATAGTACCATCAGTAACATTAATATCAAAAGTACCATATTCTTTAGAAAGCTTGTCTTGCATATCTATAATTTTCTTTTGAGTTAATCCTAGCTCGTGAAGTAAAGTATGTTTTTGCCCTTCTAATTGTCCAATTTTAAATTGGATATTATTTGTCATGTTTAATATATCTTGTAACTCTTTTAAGTGTTCATCAGATATTTTGTCAACCTTAGGTTTAAGGTCAACCATTTTTTCTTTTGCCATAATTTAATTTAATTTAATTTGTTAATTTTTACTCCTCGCTAAAGTATAAAAATATACTTCCAGCGATTAGCTGTACCGTGTTGTATCTACCATATATCCACGTGCCTACTGGAAAAGTTGTACCAGTACCGATTGCCTCCGCGTTAGTTCCGTTGCCGGCCGCGGTTGCAGTAACGCTAGTTCCAGCATAATACAAAGCGTCTACAGTAGGTGATAATAGTTTTTTAAATTTAGTTGCGCTATCTAATATATATATAGCTGTAACTATTTTACCTGTTGGTGGTGTAAATACATCTGTATCACTTAAATAAGCTCCACCACTTTGCCCTATGTCTATTTGGTTTAAATTTTGTGCCATGTTTATTTATTTTTATTTTGTTCTTGATTCTTTTTAGACGATCCGCCGAAAAAGAAATCGACCACCGTATTAACTTTAGCACTCATAGCTCCAAATATAGTAGAAATAAAACTTATTTCAAACTCACCTAGTTCAATATCTTTCATTACAAAAAATCTGAACATCATGAAACTTAATCCAAAGTATGCTGCTGTAAATAAAGTTGCAAGGACTTTTTGAATGAACGCATCGTCTTTATACATCTCGCGTGCACTTTTTCTGTCTTCAACTTCTTGTTTAAAAGCTTCTGTCTCGGCGTCAAGTAATAACCGTCTAAGAGCGAGTTTTGCTTCATCTCTTTCTTTGTCTGTTGTAATAACTTTATCAAGTATTCCTTCTGCATTTTCTACTA